TGTGAAAACAATAAGCCTAGGCTTTTGTATTATTTTAAAAGAAGAGGCTATAGGGGCTATTCGATGAATAGGCCAGATAAACTTTGGAACAAGCTATCGGTAGCTGAAAAAGAAATAGGCGGAATACCTAACTCAAGCGAAGATATTAAGCAAGCTCACGCAGCAGCAATTGAATCGTATATAGATAAATATGTAGGATTAAAAGAAAATGGAGACTATGGGGATATGTATTTTACAGACACCCTCAATGATTGGGCTGGATTTGATATTAACAATAGGACAAAATTTGATGCAGCAATTAGCTCAGGATTAGCAGCTATGGCTTGCAATAAGAATTTGTATAGGCCAATTGGGCAAGTGCAAAAACAAAAGATAAATTTAAAAATCGCTAAATTTACTAATAGCGGTTCAACATCGAAAATAATAAAATAAGTATGGCTGAGTCAGTTGTAAAAAGTTTTTTTCCTAGTCAAGTTGCTAGTGATGCCGAAAAAGTTTCTCCAGAGTATGGATTAAAAGTAGGTAGAGCTATTCAAGACGAGTGGTTTAAGTCCGACAATGGGAACATAAGATTCCAAAGTAATCAAAATACATTTCATAGATTACGGCTATATGCTAGAGGCGAACAGCCTATTCAAAAATATAAAGACGAATTATCTATTAACGGAGATTTATCTTATTTAAACCTAGACTGGAAACCTGTACCTATTATACCTAAGTTTATAGATATAGTGGTAAATGGCATATCAGAAAGAGTATACGATATTAAAGCGTATTCACAAGATCCGTATGGAGTAAGTAAAAGAACTGCATATATGGACTCTTTAATTAGAGACATGCAAACAAAAGAAATAAATCAATACGTAGAGAAAGAGCTAGGTATGAATTTGTTTGAAAATAACCAAGCGGAACTACCTGAGACTAAAGAAGAGCTAGAGGTTCACATGCAAATGTCTTACAAAGACAACGTTGAGATAGCTGAAGAAATAGCTATTAACACTATACTAGACGGTAATAAATATGAGTTAACTAGAAAAAGAGTAAATTATGATTTAGCTGTTCTAGGCATTGGAGCCATAAAAAATACATTTACAAAGTCGGAAGGTATTAAAGTAGAATATGTAGACCCTGCTAATTTAATTTATTCAAAAACAGAATCCCCTTATTTTGACGATATTTATTATGTTGGTGAAATAAAGCAAGTTCATTTAAACGAGGTTAAAAAAGAATTTCCTCATTTGTCGCAAAGCGAAATGGAAGCAATATCAAAAACTTCTTACCAAAACAATGGGGCATATAATAGAAGCTTTAATAATTACGATGAAACCGACACCAACACGGTGCAATTGCTTTATTTTAACTATAAAACCTATATGAATGAGGTTTATAAAGTTAAGCAAACAGCAAGTGGAGCATCTAAAATATTACTGAGAGATGATCAATTCGACCCTCCTGTAGAAATGCTTGAAGAGGTTTTTGGTAAAATGTCAAGATCTTTAGAGGTCTTATATGAAGGTGTTTTAGTCCTTGGGACTGATAAGCTTTTAAAGTGGGAAATTGCTAAAAATATGATGCGCCCTAAAAGTGATTATACTAAAGTTAAAATGAACTATAGTATAACGGCTCCTAGAATGTACAAAGGAAGAATTGAATCTTTAGTAAGCAGAATAACTGGGTTTGCTGATATGATTCAGTTAACTCATTTAAAATTACAACAAGTAATGTCAAGACTTGTTCCTGACGGAGTTTATCTTGATGCAGATGGATTGGCTGAGGTTGACTTAGGCAATGGTACGAATTATAATCCGCAGGAGGCATTAAATATGTTTTTCCAAACAGGATCCGTTATTGGTAGGTCATTCACACAAGAAGGAGACATGAATCCAGGTAAGGTTCCTATCCAGGAATTATCCAGCGGATCAGGAGGAGCTAAGTTGCAATCTTTAATTACAACGTATAACTATTACATGCAGATGATCCGGGATACTACTGGATTAAACGAAGCAAGAGATGGTTCTACCCCAGATCCTAAAGCATTAGTTGGGGTCCAAAAGATAGCTGCAGCAAATTCTAATACAGCTACAAGACACATATTAACTAGTGGGTTATACTTAACAGCGGATTTAGCTGAGGGTATATCTTTAAGAATATCAGACATAATTGAATACTCGCCTACGAGAGAAGCGTTTATACAAAAAATAGGTGTTCACAACGTAGCTACTCTTGAAGAGATTTCTACATTGCACTTATATGACTTTGGTATATTTATTGAATTGACCCCTGATGAAGAGGAGAAAGCTGTATTGGAAAACAACATTCAAGTTGCTTTATCGCAAAAAACAATTGACTTAGAAGACGCGATAGACGTTAGAGATATACGTAATCTTAAGTTGGCTAATCAAGTTTTAAAGTTAAGACGTAAGAAAAAGCAGGAAAGAGATCAATTAATGCAGCAACAAAATATTCAAGCTCAAGCTCAAGCTAATCAGCAAAGTCAACAAGTAGCTGCTCAATTGTCAGTGCAAAAAGAACAAGCGATTATCCAAAGCAAAATACAGCTAGAACAAGCAAAGTCTCAGTTTGACACACAAAAGCTTATGCAAGAAGCCCAGCTTAAAAAAGAGCTAATGGCTTACGAATTTCAAATTAATTTAAAATTGCAAGAAGGCCAAGCGGCAGTAAAGAAGTCTCAGGAAAGCTATAAAGAAGACAGAAAAGACGATAGAACAAAAATACAAGCTACCCAGCAAAGCGAATTAATAGAACAAAGAAAAAATAACACACCTCCTCAAAACTTTGAATCATCAGGTAATGACATAATGGGTGGTGGTTTTGGCTTAGGTTCCTTTGACCCTAAGTAATAATAATAGAGTACTAATTATATAATATCTTATCATGAAAGAACAAGAACAAGAACCGCCTTTAGCGGAAGTGCAAGAAGCACCCGTGGTTGAGGTACAAGAAGAGGTTACTCCGGAAGAAACCGGACCAGTAGCCACAAAAGACGAAGACGGTACATTTAAGCTTGACTTAACTAGTGCAATCGAAAAGCCAGAAGCTTTAGTAGAAACTGAAGCTGAGCCAACTGTAGAGCCTGTAGCGGAAGCCGTTGAGCCAGAGGAATTTCAAGCTTTAGAAGAAATAACCGAAGAAGAGGTTGTAGAACAAGCACAGGAATTACAAGAAGAAATTGAAGAAGCAGTTCAAGAACAAGTAACTAGTGGAATTGATTTACCTGAAAATATACAAAAAGTAGTTGAATTTATTAATGAAACCGGAGGAGACTTAGAGGATTACGTAAGACTAAACACGGATTATTCATTATTAAATGAAGATCAACTATTAAAAGAATACTACGCATCGACAAAAAAACATTTAAGTAAAGATGATGTAGATTTTTTAATGGAAGACAATTTTGCTTATGATGAGGAGTTAGATGACGAAAGAGAGGTTAGGCGTAAAAAGCTAGCTTGGAAAGAAGAGCTTTTAAAAGCTAAAAATCATTTAGACTCACAAAAAAACAAATATTACGAAGAGATTAAAGCTGGATCTAAATTAAATCCAGAACAACAAAAAGCGGTTTCGTTCTTTAACCGATATAATAAAGAGCAAGAGCAAACAACTAAATTAGCTGAAAAGCAAAAGTCTGCGTTTTTAAATAAAACAAATACAGTCTTTAATAAGGATTTCAAAGGTTTTGATTATTCTGTTGGAGACAAAAAGTATAGGTTTAACGTAAAAAATGCAGATGAGGTTAAAAGTAGCCAAAGCGATATTAACAATTTTATCAAGAAGTTCTTGAATGACAAAAATGAAATATCAGATGCAAAAGGTTACCACAAATCGTTATTTACAGCTAATAACCCGGATATGGTTGCACAACACTTTTATGAGCAAGGCAAGGCCGATGCAATGAAAGAAAGTATGGCTAGAACGAAGAATGTAGATATGGCTCCGAGAGGGACTCATGAACAAGTTACAGCTTCTAATGGTTGGACAGTTAAAGCTGTAAACGGAAAAGATGTTTCTCAATTTAAAGTAAAAATTAGAAAATAATAAATTTAAAAATTAAAAATTATGGCATTAGGACAATTTGGAATTCCCCCAGGCACACCAGCCGGGGCCCAATTAGATCATTTAACACCTCGTCCCAATAAGACGACATTTAACGACAACTACCTGTCTATTGCAGGTAATGACTTTAACTTTACAAAACAATTCTTACCAGAAGTGTACGAGCAAGAAGTAGAGCGTTTTGGAAACAGAACAATCTCAGGCTTTTTACGTATGGTAGGAGCAGAAATGCCTATGGCTTCTGATACAGTAACTTGGTCAGAACAAGGAAGATTGCACATTGCTTATGACAACGTAGGCGTAAAAGCTGCTTCTACTACTGTTTTAGAATTTCCTGCAGGGCATTTAATTAGCGCTGGGATGACTATCGTAGTATCAACTGCTGACGGAATTACCGTAGATAAAGCATTTGTTGTATCAGTAGGAACTGCAGCACTTGGAACAGCGAACGAGGTTACTGTAGCATGTTACGGAGCGCAAGCTGCTTTAAACGCTGCTATTGTTACTGCTGGGCAAGCCGGAGCAACTCTTAAGTCTTTTGTTTATGGATCTGAATATGGAAAAAAATCACAAGATGGTGGTGCTTCTATTGACGCTTCATTCACACCTTTTAACAATAAGCCAATTATCTTAAGAGATAAGTATTCTGTAAGTGGATCAGATACTGCTCAAATTGGATGGGTTGAAGTTACTACTGAAGCTGGAACTGGAGGGTACTTATGGTATCTAAAGTCTGAGCATGAAGCTAGATTACGTTTTGACGATTACTTAGAAATGAGTATGATTGAAGCAGAAATTGCTGCAGTGCCAATCATTAATGCTGCAGGAGCAACATTAACTGGATCTGAAGGTTTATTCGCTGCTGTTAAAAGCCGTGGATTAGTTTACAACAATTCTGATTTTGATACTAATGGTATTGAAGAATTTGATAACATTTTAGCTGAGCTTGATAAGCAAGGAGCAATTGAAGAGAACATGCTTTTCTTAGATCGCCAAAAAGCTTTAGAGTTTGATAATATGCTAGCTCAACAAAATTCTTACGGAGCTGGAGGTACATCTTACGGTGTATTTGAAAATTCAGAAGATATGGCGCTTAACTTAGGGTTTAGCGGGTTCCGTAGAGGATCTTACGACTTTTATAAGACTGACTGGAAATATCTAAATGATTCTACAACTCGTGGGCTTATTGCTGATGTGGAAGGCGTACTTGTACCTGCTGGAGTATCAACTGTTTACGATCAGCAATTAGGTTCAAACATTCAACGACCATTCCTACATACTCGTTATAGAGCTTCTGAAGCTGACGATCGTAGAATGAAGTCTTGGATCACTGGATCTGTTGGCGGAACTTACACAACAGCTGCGGATGAAATGAATGTTCATTTCTTATCTGAAAGATGTTTAGTAACTCAAGCTGCGAACAACTTTGTATTGTTAACTAAGACTGTATAAGTCAAGTAAATTACTGTAATTATTACCCTCGTTGTATTGACGGGGGTAATTATTACTTTTTATCAATTATTTAATTATATTATATTATGGCTAAAAAAGCTACAGCAGAAACAATTGAGGTT